CCGAGTGCAGCTCCTACGCCTGGAATTGCAGCGCCAGCTGCGCCGCCTGCTAATGTTCCTAGTAAGCCAGCTTTTAAATCTTCATCGCCTTCTACGTCATCTTTACCTGGAATTTTTGGATCATCATCCATTGCTGAACGGAACTTTTCCATATCGCCACGCATACCTAAACTTGGAGCACCAACTGGTTCTGCTGCTGACATGCCTGCGTTTTTCATCATATCAATAAGGTCAGCTACATGATCTTTACCACTAGCATTAATGCTTACATTCATTGACACTGGTTGTCCTGCATCTGCACTAGGCATCGCAGTTGGCATAGGATCTTCATTCATTCCACATTCTTCAATGTGATCCATTGATTCAATTAATTTTTTCATATTCATAATATCAGCCTCCTACAACTGCTTTAGTGTTTTCTGCATCGCCAATATCCGACGACTCTCCAACTGGTGCGCCTTCTGCACCACTGTGTTCGTTTTCTTTGCGAGCAATTTCTAATTCTTTAAGTAAGTCCATTACGCGACTACCTGCTACTGAATCTTGTGCGCTTTCACCGCCCATATCTTCTTTGCCTAGCATTGTTTCGTACGGAGCATCATCTTTAGTTTTTTGATACTCTTCTCTTGGATCATCTGCATTACGTACAATTATATGTGCTTGATCAAGCCCGCAACATCGTGCTATATATTCTTGTAGTACTTGACTAGTAGTTGGATATTCAACTTCTGCTTCAAAGTAAGTAACTTCTGTGTTTTGTAACTGTGGGAAATCTAAAGGACGTTCTTGGATTGGTGTTTTCTTACCTGGAGTAATATTTACAACACTATATTTCTTAAGGCAAGTTTCCATTTTTTCTACACACTCGGGTGTACAATCTGGGCCAGCAATACCAATTTTAAATTCGTATGTCTTTTTTGATTCAGTTAGTATTTCTTTAAATGATCTCATTGCGCAATGATCCTGTTCTATATGTATTATTTATCTTTATCAAGACCTTTTAACTTCTCTAATAGACTATTTCTATCGGTGACTACGTAACCTTCTCCGTTCACCATTTCGCCGTCTACTTTAGAATTGTCTTTATCTAACTTTTCTTTTTTAAGTTGTAAGTCTACCATTTTTAATTTTTTGTCTAATTTAGCAATTTTAGCATCAAGTCCTGTTTTAAGGAAAGTACCGGCTACTTCAAACACTCTGCCACTATAACGTTGTTCAACATTCATACCTAAATCCATTAAGTCTTCATATGCTGTCATAGCTTTATCTGCAACTTCATTAAGTTCTTTGTCAGCCATTTCGCCTAGACCTTTTACTTGCGGAAGTGCTGAACTAATTTTATCAAACTCTGCAATGTCACGCATAGTTTTATTAGTTTCTTCTATTTGATATTTTTGTTGTTCTTCTTCTTGGGCTTCTGCTTCTTGTATAATTTCTTTTGCGTCAGGTAAGTTAAGAAGATCTTCTAGTTTTTTTGTCATGCGTCCAGTCCATTATATGCTACTATTATTTATCTTATTAGATGATGAAAATTATGATTAACACAAGGTTGATTGTGTAGTTTGTTAAGCTCGTATAAAAAGTCTGCATGTAAATGATGTTTAGTATCAAACACTGCAATATCTGCAACTTGTTCTTGTGTATATGCTCCTGCTTCCCAATACAGGTGTTGTCTAAAGTTTGCTTGCCATTTATGTTTACTGCGTTGCATTATTTTTTTCATCATACTATATGCTAAATGCATTTCTTTATAATTGTGTTCACTAACTACATAACTAAAAACAAAATTTCTTTTAATATCGGTACGACTAACGAGATATTGTATATTGTCCAATAAGCGACTCCATTCACCACCTAGTCTTGTAATACCTTCGTATGTTTCACGAGTGCCGGCATCAAAACTAATATCAAAGATTTTAATAAATTCATGACAATTAAAACTATTCCACATTTTTTCGTTTAACAGTATACCGTTTGTTACAATTTGTATTGCTTGTATATTTGGATATTTTGTCTTATCAAAATTAATTAAAAAATCTCTGTAAATTTTACTATAGATAGGATCGCCAGAACCTGTTAGCATTATTGTTTTTATACTAGATCCAAAACTTTGTTCAATCTCATCCTGTAACGCTTGTTTACGATTGTGTTCTGGAGAGTTTAATTTATTGTTAGGAACAACATTTAGTCTACAACTAGGGCAACGCAAATTACAACTTCTGTCTTGTCCGTACAAAATATTTTCTAATTTTGGCACTTTAGGAGGAGTAAAGTTTTTTTTATGTTTCATAAAACTAAACTGGTCTTTACGTCCGCCTAATACTTGGCTAATATCTGGACAAGTTTTATGATTGCAATAACGAAAACTTCCGTCTAACATACTATCTCTAATAGCTTTAGACTTTTGACTATACCATCCTTCTGTAATGGTTTTTGTTCCGTTTTCAGTAATATCTTCAGGAAGCCAACTTGGACAGCACAAGTATGCTTTATTTTCTTGTATATCTAAATAATTAAAAGGTTTAGTACAAACCCAGTTTTTTAGAACATCTTTTTTCACCATAAATATAGTAGTCCATTATATGCTACTATTATTTATCGTCTACGTCCGTTATGAAAAATATCTTGTTCAGTAACAATACGGAAGTATACACCTTTTTGTTTACACCAAGCTCTAGCTGCTTCCCATTTTGCTTGATTAATAACATAATGTGCTTGATTATGTTTAGATCTTCCTAACTTTTCTTTTACAGCTTGACTACTAGGCTTAACTTCAACTAGTTCAACACGTTGTTTTCCATTCTTATCAGCATATACAATAAAAAAGTCTGGCACATATATAGTTTGTTTACCAGTAAATGGGTTTCTGTAAGGGATACGTATTGATTCACTAGCCCATTGACTAACACTAGGATGTTCGTCACAAAACTTCATAAAGGTAAACTCCCAACCTGATCTATACGTTGGTGTTTTATTACCCATATATTTTTTAGGATTTTTTAGAGTGAATTTGCCTTGCGCAAAATGTGCCATATCATATTACAACATTTCTTTGGTCAAACAATTCTGTATCTGGTGGAGATCTTACGAATCCAATTGCACTAGTTTTAGATCTATTTATATTTAAAATTTGTGCAACAATAACACTTAACTGCACATTAGTTACTCCTGACAATGTATCTAATAATTGTTGAACATTTAGTTTATCTATCTTAGCTTGTTGTAATATAACACTTGCGGTGTTTATTGCAGCAACTTTATCAAAACCTCTTTTTAAGAAATAACCAATAGTTGCATCTATTTCTTCGGGATTATATGCAATATCAGTTTCATAAAAATTCTTATAGTATTCTGGAGTTGGGTCAGTAGACAGTGTTCTTGAATCTGAAGTAAATGTACTTTTGTTTCTACTCATTCTATTCTCCTAAATTAAAAATTTGATACTATTTGAACTACTTTAATATTTTCAACTCTAGCTAAGTCCAATACATCTGCTTCAATTGCCAGTCTTTCATCTACAGTACCATTATTATATGTATCCATTGTAACGCCAGGCAATACTCCAGTATTGAGTATTGGCGTAATAAGTTGTGCCATGTTAGCAGGAACTGACAATATTTCCAATACCGATGCTGCTGACAGTGCAGGCAAATCTGCAGGATCTGCTTGATTGGCTGTTGTTGTGTTTGCTTGTGTGTCAACTGAAGGAAGATTAGAGTTGCCTGTTGCTGCATTAACTACTGCGCCAATTAATCCGCCAACAGCAGCACCGCCGATGGCTTTGACAAGAGGAGGACTTTTACCAAAAAGATTATTTACTAGACTATTGGTCCCAAGACCTATAAGTGCAGGAATTAACCCATTTCCACCGTCGCCAATAAATCCTTGATCTATTACGCCTAATGAACTAGGTTCTACATCATAACCAATTTCTGCATCACCAAAGCCTACAGGAGGATTTTGACCTACTTTACCTTTACTATATAACACGCCTTCGTATGCAACTGACATTGATGCTTCGTTAAATCCTCCATCAGTACTATCTACACCCCCGTGGTCCCATGCTGATAGCAATGGATTTATTAGTGTATATGCAAACCATTCTCGTCTTGCTAATTGGTATATTGTTATGTAACTAAAAAACGGAGTTCTTTTTTTGTTATTTAAACCGTAATTTGGCACATCGCCAAAATATTTGTCACGTTGTAGATATGCAGCTTGGGAACCAGTTGCAGATCTATTGCCGTCAGCAAAGTAGTATTTGTAATATTCTTCAAACATTGCACGTACTGCACCTAAGTTATCATCATGCAGTGTAATCCTACAGTCCTGATAATCTAAACGTGTTTGAATATTCTTTTTTCTGTTATATTGTTGTTTGTTTTCTACACTTGCTCTAAAACTTGGTAAGTCTGCAGATTTAACAAGAACACCTAATTCTTTTTGAAAACTAAAAGAATTAGAATTTACACTATTTCCAACTTCTGGATTTGGTTGTAACACCACATGATACATGTACTTTTGTTTAGGTGCAAAAGTAAAATTATTTTGTGTATAGATTTGATGTGCATGCCTAGCATCACGTAAGTGTGTGCCAGCAGTTAAATTAAATGTGAATAAATCTTTGATGCTCATACTAATATTTATCCTTAACTATTATATGCGCATATAAAGAAAAGCGAAGATTGATATCAATCAACCTCCGCTTTTTGTAACGCCAATCCTTGAAACTAGTTTAGCCAGTAGCTGTTGTTCCGCCAATGCTTCCAGCAGTAGCTTTAGCTACAGATTCACCAATACCAGAAATATCATCGCCGCCAAATTGTATCGCATTATCATAACGGATAGTTAATGATGTAGTTACTGCGTCACTTGTAGCATATGCTAATGTATTGTAGTTTGCTGATTCAATATAGCACCCTACTAGCTGGAATCTGTCGATTACGTTGGCTCCGTCTGTTCCGTTGCCGCCGTCTAAGATTTCAATTCTAGTTTGGAATTTGTATGATCCACTTGATACAGCACTTTGCTGTTCAAAGAAATCAAACTGTCTTTGAAGTTGTTGACCAATAATTTTTTGTACGTTATTGTTTGCATCTTCACGTAGTGTAAGTGTAATTGGTTCCCATGTATGCTTACCTGCAAGATATGTTCTTGAGTTATAAGCATCGATTGTCATTTGTTCAAATGATAAGTTTGGACGAGTTACGTCTACTACTTGTCTTGAAATTTCTCTTGTACCGTCTGCACCGCCTGTAGTGCCGAAGCTGTCAAGTAATACTCTAAAACGATACTGTAACTTAGGCATCAATAAAGATGAATTAGATCCAGAACCTTCTGTAGGTATACTAATGTTTTGTAGTGTTGTGATTGGCATTTTTTATAATCTCCTGTTACACATGTATTTATGCTATTTTGGGTGGAGTATTTCATCCACCCATTAAGTGCGCATATTAACCTAGTGCAGCAATCTCCCCAGTATTCTTAAGTCTTAGCGGAATGTAAATAAATTCAATCGCTTTAACTGGTTCAATAGCTACATCTAAGTACAGCTCATTACGATCGATTCTAGCTGCTGTATTATTTGATTCGTCACATACAACTAAGTAATCATAAACGGCTCTTAGTGCTACTAATTCTAACAACAATGCATCTGCTGCTGCTTTAATTTGATCACGTGTGATCTTGTCATTTGGTTCAAACAAGTATGGTTTTGCTAGTAGCTCTAGCTGTCCACGTAAGTAAACAGTTAAACGTGCTACGTTAACTCTATCCAATGCACTTGCGTTTCTTGCACGAGTCTTTTGTCCAAATACTACTAAACCTGCACCACTTAAGAATGTGATTGGGTTAATTTTATTTGAATAAAGTGTATCACGCTGTCCAGTGTTTAGTGCTACTGAAACAAATTCGCCTTCGCTATTAACATAGCCCGAACTTGTAGCGTTGCTTACACCACCGCGTCTTGTACCTGCTGGAGCAAACCAGGGGAACGCAACTTGGTCGTTAAGTATAATAGTGCGTAGCGCCATGTGTGATGCCGGAACAACAATGTTATTACCAAAGTTATCACTTGTAAAGCCTGCTCCGTAGTACATAGCCATGTACTCGTCAAAGCTGACTGCACCGTTGTCGTTATCTTCAACAGCAAGTTTAACGTTAGTTGCCCATTCATTTAATGAAGTTGCATCTGGTGTTAAACGGAATGGTGTGTCACCTACCACAAACGATGTTAAACGTCTATCTGTGTTTAGTGTAACCATTTCACCAATTAGTTCAGGATAACCTGGTGTTGCCATTAAGTTAAACTGACGTGACTCTTCGTCGCGTATTTCTTGGTTACTATTTACTAGTGCTTGTAACGCTTGTACAACACTCTTGCGTTGTGCATGACGTCCAAATGTTCCTGAACCGTCTTCGTTATTACCTGAGTCTGTTACCCAACGGTGTGGATAGTAATTAGTTGTACTTAGATCTCCGTAACGTCCGTTGGTTCCGTTAATATCTACATAGTTACGCTCAAAACGCTTAACATTGAAGCCACTTCTGCGTGTGTTCCATAACAACATACCTCTTGGATATAATGCTGGGTCTGGAGCATCTGGGTCTAAGTAATCACTAATAAGCATTTCTGCAATAGTAGCATCTGGTGCTAATGCTGCTGTGCCGCCAGTGTCGCCGTAACGTGCATCGCCAAACAAAATACCTTCTTCTGTTGTTTGGTCTGCACTGTCAATTAAAATCCAACCATTTGCTCCTGTTGCAGCAATAGTTGCATTGTATTTGTAAATTACCGGATAGTCTTCAACACTTGCAGTGCTTACCCAAATATCACCTGTTACTAGTGAGGACAAGTCACTTTGTGTAGTTGGTTCAGTAGCTGACACAATTGGTCCTTCTATATCTGTACCACTAAATGGACTTGCAATCGAGCTTTCACCTGTTGTACCGTCATATGCTAAACCTACCCAAGTTTCGCCATTGTGTACCATCATGTCAACTTCGTCAACGATTGAATTGTACCATAATGCGCCTTGTGCTGTTAAGCTCAATGGTGCGNTGTTTGAAGCAGTATAAGTTAATGGTGACCAGTTTGAAGCTACAAACTGCTTTGGTGATGTAGCTGCTGTTGTACCTGGAGCAAAATACAAGTTAGTTGTTCCGCCTGCGCTTGCACTAAAACCAAATAGTGCTAAACCGCCGTCAGTGTCAACGAAGTCAATTTCGCCGCCTAGCTTGTGTGAAATCTGTACGCGATTTTGTGCATCAACTACAGCAATAACATTCGTTAATCCTGCTGCGTTAATTTGACCAGCTAATGTATCTGCATCGGCAATGTCAGCAGCGGTTGTAACGCTTACTGTGACTGCTGATGATTTACTAGCCGAAGCTGCTGTTGTTTCTTGTACAGTAAATGTATATGTAGCTGCTGTAATACCCGTTGATGTAACTTTAGCACTAGTAATTATAGTTGCGCCAATTGCACTTCTACGGAATATTTTAAAGTCAGCAAGTGGAGGTGTTGCTCCTGAAACGTTAACGTCTGCAAATAATGCATCAACATTAATATTTGTGCCGCCACCTGTTGGATCTAAACCGTAAATTGCTACCTCGGGTCTACTAAAAATTGGTGATGCAACTTTATTCCAAATATTAGATGCTGCTGAATATTTTTTAATGTTAATATTTGCGCCGCCGTTTGGTTGTGTTGTCTTAAGCCAAACACTGCCTGTTGGAGCAGGTGATGTGTCTGAAGACTTAAAAGTTGGTACACTTGTATGTGGAGCAATTTGCACTCTTGGTGCTGAATATTCTGCTACTGTTAGTCCTAAATTTGCTACTAGTGTGCCGTTACCTTCTGCAATAGTAACTGTTCCTGTAGCAGTAGTACCTACGCCGCCTTCATCGCGGATTGCAGTGTCATCAGCATAAATTCTAATTCTGCTATCAACTATTGCAGCATTTATGCCTGTTACTGCTGCTGCGTTAATTGCTGTTACTACATCAGTAAATGCTGTACCGCCAGCAACGACTGAAACACCATTTAATACAATTGTATGTGAAGCATCAACAGCTGATGGAGCATTGCTGCCGCTGGCTGCTGGAAAGCTATCTGCCCACTCTGGACTACCTAGCTTAACCCACTTACCTGCATTTGCTGTTCTTGTTGCTTGTGATGCACCGTAACCTGGAGATTTGTAAAATACTCTATTATCATTGCTTGAATGATCAATAGCATATTCTCCAATTGCCCCAACTGCTTGTTTAGGAAAATCACTACCATCTAAGTCATCACTTGACGTAATAGCAATGTGTGATGTACCAGTAAATGATTGTCCGCCTACAGTTGTAATAGCTGCGCCGTTCCATTCTAAAATACCAAATTCACTTGCAAGGGTGTCTAACCACCATGCGCCGTTTGCAGGTGCTCCGCCTGGTGCTGATGCACTTGCTTCTAGTTCAGCTAAGTCAATGTCTGCTCTTACTACATAAGCACGATTTGAAACGCCTAGTGCAGAATAAGCAGCTTGTAAGCCGTATTCGTTAAGTTCGCCACCGTGCACCATGTTACCTGAGGTGTCACTGTAAAATAATGGGTCGCCAAATGTTTCACCAAGCTCTCGCTGACTGGTGATTAAGTAAGGTTGACCAGCGTTTGCTTTAGTTGTACCTGATGCTGTTCCTGTGCCGCTGCTTGAAAGTTTATTACTAGCAGTTGCTACAAAAATCATAGGTACAGTTCCGCCAGCTGCTGGGGTGTAGAATGATTCGTCAATTACGTTGACTTCTACGCCTGGTGATACTAATGCCATGTTATTTCTCCTGTTGGAATTATTAGTTCTTGTACTGTTTGTTCTATATGTATATTTACCTTTTAATTAATAAATCACCTACAATAGACCCCTAAAAAAGGGGTAGAAAAGGTGAGCTAAATACAATATGAGACCTTTATGTGTTTGTGGATATCGACCTGCTGCTATTAATTATAAAAAAGATGGCAGAACTTACTATCGTAAAAAGTGTGAATCGTGCTTGCGTAACGGTATTGGTCACGGTATACCTATGTGGGAACAAAAAGGATATGTCAAAAAAGATATATGTGAAAAATGTGGATTTAAATCTAAGCACGAAGAACAATTTAATGTGTTTCATGTAGATGGCGATTTAAATAATTGCCGTCCTAATAATTTAAAAACTATTTGTGCTAACTGTCAACGAACACTTCAGAAAGAAGGTATCCGCTGGCGTCAGGGAGATTTAACCCCCGATTTTTAAACAACGTCTGCATTAGTACATGTACATTCTTTTTTAATCGTTGTAAGTCGCCATTGTTATCAATAGTATAATTACACATCCATTGTTCAATACTCATTGATGCAGGATCTTCACTAGGTAAATGATCGCTTCTGTCTACCCAGATAGCATAGTCAAATATTTCTTCATTTTGCATTGCAAAAAATTCACGCTTGTTGCGCAGACCACAGTAGATATCGTGTTCGGAGAATAAGTTACGTCCTAGTCTTGCTAAGTCATCACTACAATAGTCATGTATCATATTATACCATTCAGAGCGATGATTGTGCCTATCTGTATAACACTCTTCTTCATCAGCGTAACCGTACTTGTCTTTTAGATCATCAAAGATAAACAATTGTGAACAAAATTTTGAACTAGACTGAAATGTATATCCGTATTGTTCGAGCATTTCACAAACAGTATCTTTGCCATGACGACCATGGCCGACAACAAGTAATTTAGGTAACATACAATTCTCCTTAAAGTATACTATGTAGTATAACTTAATTTTAAGGGTTTGTCAAGTGTTTTTAGCCAATAGTAAAGCCGTAGCCAACGCCGCCAGATACTTGTAAAGTTAGTTCAGCATCAAGTTTATCCATTTCTTGTTGAGCCTCTGCTTTGAGCGCATCGCCGTTTAGTGTTGAGCCGCCTTGTGGTCCTGCGATAGTAGCAAACTTTGAACGTGCTTCGCCTAGCATATACTTACAACTTGCAAGCGTGTAGTCTTTAATCCATTGGCTTGCTAAATAATCTTCTAGTAACTGACTATCTGGACGATAGTTGTAACAATACAGTAATAGTCCTTCCTCAGCCCTTGGACGCTGTAGTAGTGTAAGTTTTTTACTTGTAGTATTCCATTTAAATTCAATAAATGACCCAAACATTCTGCCTACTAGTTCTTGGTGTTGTGAAAACAAATCATATGTTGCTAGTCCGCCCATCTTAGAACCTGATAACAAATAAGTGTTTGTGTACGCTAGATTAAATGGCTCAAACATACTCCCGCCGTCACCACCTCCTGAACGTGATCCAATACTTCTACGAAATAGTTTACGTACTTCTATAACTTCATTAGGTAATGTATATTCATTTTGATCTATAACTGTAGTTAAAAATATGTAAGATTCTTCAACACTATTATCACTACGCTGCCTAAAACGACTTAGTGCTTTATTAAGTGCAGTTTGATAATGTATAGGATCAAGTTCAACATCAACCATCCCACCACCTAGGAACGTATTAACGTAATCAAATATTTCTTGTTTTTGTGTTGCTAAGTCTGCCATAGTTTGTCTCCACTAGTATTTATGCTAAATATACATATGCCAAGACTATCTTTATATAAACCCGAACGCGGCAATGATTATTACTTTTTGGATAAGCAAATCCAAGAAATGTTTACCATTGGCGGTACTGATATTAATATACACAAATATTTAGGACCTAGCGCACCGTCAGAAGATGACCGAAGTGCGGTACAGCCAGAGTACGATGTAGTAAAAGAAACAAACATTCAAGACTTGTTATTTTTAGAAAACAGAGATCGTAAATACGATCCAGATGTTTATGAAATGCGCGGAATTTATAATGTACAAGATATTGATTTTGATCTATCACAATTTGGATTATTTTTAAGTAATGATACACTGTTTATGACTATACCGATTAACAGTAGTGTAAAGACATTAGGCAGAAAAATTATGAGTGGCGATGTAATTGAATTGCCGCATTTAAAAGACGAATATGCATTAAATGACTACGATGTTTCACTTAAACGGTTTTATGTTGTAGAGGATGTAAACAGAGCCGCAGAAGGATTTAGTCAAACATGGTATCCACATTTATATAGACTAAAATTAAAACAAATTTATGATGGACAAGAATATGCAGAAATACTTGATCTTCCTGTATCAGAAGATTCTGATACAACACTAAGAGATGTATTGTCTACATATGAAAAAGAAATGCAAATTAATAGTGCAGTAGTTGCACAAGCAGAAGCAGATGCTCCTAAAAGTGGATTCGATACTAGTCATTTTTATTCTATTGCAACAGACGATGCTGGCAATGTTGCATTACAAACAGCAGACGAAACTGATTTAGATGCTAGTAATATTAATGTAACTTCCGACGAAATAGCTGATAGACCAGACAGAGAAGGCTATTCAGGATATCTTGTTAATTACGGTGACGGAACTGCTCCAAACGGAGCACCATTTGGATTTGGCATACAGTTTCCTAGAACTAATCAAAACGGTGATTATTATTTACGTACTGACTTTTTTCCTAATAGAATGTTTAAGTATGACGGATCGCGTTGGATAAAAGTAGAAGACGGACTAAGAATGGATCTAAGTAATACACTAGAACGCAGAACTTATAAATCATCGTTTATTAATAATACTGCATCAAATACAATTGACGGCGAAGCAGTGCCAGAAAGACAGAGTTTGTCGAAAGCATTGCGTCCACGTAAGCCAGAGGCAGATAATTAATGCTACATTTTTATGACGGTCAAATAAGAAGATATACTACGCAGATGATGCGTATACTCAGTAACTTTCCAGTAAAAGACGGGAAGGGTACAATTAAAGACGTACCAGTTACTTACGGAGATTTAACTAGGCAAGTAGCAAGTATTATTAGAGAAAACAGTGAAAACAAACTTCCAACAGTTCCTCGAATAGCAGTTTACTTAACAGGATTAGAGTTAGATAAAGATCGTTTAGCAGACGCAACATATACTCGTAAAACTGCAATTAGAGAACGAGCATTTAACCAAGAAACAGGCGAATACGAAAACTATCAAGGCAAAAACTATACAGTTGAAAGATTAATACCAACTCCGTATATGATGCGATTAAATGCAGATATTTGGGCAAGTAATACTGATCAAAAATTACAACTTCTAGAGCAAATACTAGTATTATTTAATCCTAGTTTAGAAATGCAAACTACTGATAACTTTGTCGACTGGACTAGTATAACTGTTGTAAATTTAGAAAATGTAACATGGTCTAATCGTAGTATTCCTGTAGGTATTGATAGTGAAATTGACATAGCAACACTTACATTTAGTATTCCAATATACATTAGTCCGCCTACCAAAGTTAAAAAGATGGGAGTTATTACAAATATTATTACTTCGATGTTTGACGAGTCTAGAGGCGATATTGATTCTGGTATAAGTGCTCCGCAATTAAACCAATATGATGATTACGCTCAACCTGGTACTGTAGAAACTAGTGGCGGCCGGAAAGCAAGCACAGACATTGCAGGCGAAACTGCTAATGTTAATTTTAATACATTCGGAGCATATGTAGACGGTGACACAGTGAGATTAATATCAAACGGTGCAGTTGGTGTTAAAAATTGGAGAGAAATATTTATAGCACTTCCAGGAACATATGCTGCTGATGTAGCTAGAGTATTTTTTAGAAGCATCGACAATGACAGTACTTCAACTGGTACGTTTACCCTTAATCCGTTTGATGAAACTATAATTAATGTTAATTGGGATGCAGACAGTTTTCCCTCTGACACTATTATAAGTAATAGAACTAGCATTGATTATATTATTAATCCGTTAAGTTACAATCCGACAAGTATTAAAACTTCTGGATTACGTTTATTATTATTAGACGATATAGGCGATCCTAGCAGTACTGCTACACAATTTCCAGTTGCTTGGCAAAACAATGACGGTAGCGGGATAGTAGCAAGCGCAAATGATATTATCGAATGGGACGGCACTAAATGGGTAATTGTGTTTGATGCAAGTTCTGCTACAGATACAATATACACTACTAACCTTAATACTAACACTCAATACAAGTTTAAAGACGACGAATGGTTAAAATCTGTAGACGGTGATTATCCAGTTGGGACATGGAGAATAGACTTGACTGGCTAACTATATGTATGACTAATATGATTACATGTAGTGGAGCATTATTCTACACATTAGATACTAATAGATTCCTTTTCTTACACAGAGCCAAAGGCAAACGAAACAATATGTGGGGATTAGTCGGCGGCACTAACGAAGGTTTAGAAACTCCTTGGGAAGGTCTTAAAAGAGAAATTTCAGAAGAAATTGGTAGTGTGCCTGATATTAGAAAGACATTGCCTTTAGAAAGTTTCATTAGTGCAGATAGTAAGTTTCACTTTCATACATACCTATGTGTAGTACAATCTGAATTTGTTCCTATATTAAATGACGAGCATAACGGATATGCTTGGTGTAGTTTTACCAAATGGCCAAAACCTTTACATCATGGTTTGCGTAATACACTTCAAAGTAAAGTCAACTTATCTAAATTAGAGACTGTATTCCAAACTATAAATCTTCTTGACAAATAATACAAAAGAAAGTATAATAAAACTATGAAAGTATTAGTTTTCGGTGATGTAATAATCGACAAATATATCTATGGCACTTCAGAACGCATAAGTCCTGAAGCACCTGTGCCTGTGGTCAAATATCAGCGTGAAGTTGAAACACTAGGCGGTGCGGGACTAGTATACGAAAATTTAAAAAGTTTAGGTGTTGATGTTACACTATTACAAACTGAACAACCGCGTAGTGTTAAAACACGAGTTATTTGTGACGGGCATTACATTACACGAATAGACGATGACAAAGTGGCCGATAGTACTGCTGTACTAAGAAATGTATTGCGTAGTGATTTTTCTCAATGGGATTATGTAATACTAAGCGATTACAACAAAGGCGTACTTGACGAATCTCTTAAAATTATTGAACACCTTAATAAATTTAATTGTAAAATTATTGTAGATCCTAAAGAGCATGCAAATCAGTATAAAGGCGCATGGTTAGTAAAACCTAACAACAGTGAATTTATTAAATTTGGATTTAATAATTGGCAAGGTAATATTATTACTACTAATGCTGGAGATAATGTAGTTGCTAGTATAGACGGCATTGAGTATAATCTTCCTGTTGCACAAGTAGAAGTATCAGATGTTACAGGCGCAGGCGATTGTTTCTTAGCCGCATTTGTATATGGATTAACTAAGAATTATGATTATACGCAATGTTTAGAACTTGCTATAAAAGGATCTAGATGTGCAGTACAGCACGTAGGTACACATACACTTACACACAATGATATTGAAGAACGTGTAATCTTTACAAACGGTGTGTTTGATATTATGCATACAGGACATTTTAATTTACTAAAAGAAGCACGTAGTTTAGGCGACAAACTTATAGTTGGTCTTAACTCAGATGCAAGTGTAAAACGCCTAAAGGGCAACAATCGTCCAGTAAATAATATAGAAAAACGTGTTGAACAAATATCTATACTACCGTGGGTAGACGAAGTTCACGTTTTTGAACAAGATACACCATACGAATTAATTAAACACATACAGCCTAACTTAATTGTAAAAGGCGGAGATTACACTGTTGAAACTGTTGTGGGGCACGAGTTAGCTAATGTACATATTATACCTACAGTAGGCGGATATTCAACAACACAGATTATAGAGAACAGCAAATGAAAATATTAGTTACAGGAAACCAAGGATTTATTGGTAAAAATGTTGCAAGCTATTTGCAACAACAAGGCCACGAAGTAGAAGGCTGGGAATGGGAGCCAGGTGTGCTTCCACATACTGAAGGCTATGATTGGTGTATACACTTGGGTGCAATTAGTTCAACTACCTTTACTGATGTGGATCAAATACTAGAACAAAATTTTGAGTTCAGTGTTAGACTAGCACAAATATGTGAAAACTTTGGTACTAATTTACAATATGCATCTAGTGCAAGTGTTTACGGTCCAACTACACATTTTACTGAGAACGGTCCGTTATTGCCACAAAGTCCTTATGCATGGTCAAAGTATTTGTTTGATAGATTTATAAATCAATACATAGATGAATTTGCCATTAAAATACAAGGCTTCCGTTACTTTAATGTTTACGGGGAAGGCGAAGAACACAAAGGTGATCAAGCAAGTCCGTATACTAAATTTGCATATCAAGCTAAAGACAACGGTGTAATTAAGTTATTTGAAGATAGTAATAATTATCTTAGAGATTTTGTATGTGTAGACGATATATGTAGACTACATGAAAAAATGTTTGATGTAGATCAATCAGGCATCTTTAATGTAGGTACAGGACGTCCAGTAAGTTTTGAAACAGTAGCGCAATCGATTGTCAACAAACACGGTGGCGACATTGAATACATACCAATGCCAGAAAATATAAAGTCACAATACCAAAAATACACTTGTGCAGATTTAACTAATTTAAATAGTGTAGTAGATATGCAGTGGTTAAACATAGAGGATTATATTAATGGAAAATGAACCAACTAGACTAAACGGAGTTGTACCTAAAGGATGGGGCTACGAATTAATTTGGGCATCGAATGACAAATATTGTGGGAAGATTATGTTCTTTGAAAAAGAAGGCGCACAATTTAGTATGCATTTTCATCGCGAAAAAGATGAAACTTGGTTTGTTAATACTGGTAAATTTAAAGTACAATGGATTGATACTAAAACTGCTGTACTTTATGAAAACGAACTAAAGGAAGGCGATGTATGGCATAATCCGCCATTACAACCGCATAGATTAATTTGTTTACAAG